TAAAAGTGCCTTACGCAAACAGTTCTCTGAGCAAAGACGAGAGGGCTTTAAACCAAGAATGTCAAGTATAGGTAGACCATTATGCCAATTGCAGATGGAGGCAAAGAATGTAAAGGGTGAAGGTCAGCCATACAATGTAAAGATGAGAAATACTTTTGGAGATCTTGTTGAGGCATTGGCTATATTTGTAATGAAATCAGCAGGAGTAGAAGTAAAAGATGAGCAGAAAAAAGTTAAACTTAAATTTAAAGAATCAGAAATTGAAGGCAGGCTTGATGTTAAGATTGATGAGAAAGTGTGGGATATTAAAAGTGCGTCACCATATTCATTCGATAAAAAGTTTGGAAGTGGGTTTGAAGAAGTTGCAAGAGACGATGCGTTTGGATATGTACCTCAAGGATATCTTTATAGTGAAAGTGAGAAGATGCCTTTTGGTGGATGGATTGTAATTAATAAATCTACAGGTGAGTGGACAGTATGTGAAACTCCTATAGATGACAATGAATACAGAGTTAAAGCGTTAGCTAGTGCAGAAGAAAACATAACAGCTATTGAAAATAAAGTACCATTTAAAAGATGCTTTAAAGATATAGAAGAAACATTCCGTACTAAGAAAACAGGTAATAAAGTTTTGGGCATGGCTTGTACATTTTGCCCATACAAGCTTCCTTGTTGGGGAAGTAAATTGCAATTGTTACCACAACAACAATCGCAAGGCAAGAACCCTAAGTGGGTTTGGTACACTGAAGTAAACAATCCTAAGAAAGAGGAAACTTTTGAATAGAGATTGTAACTTTAACTGGGTGGGGAGTAGTTTTGAGGGGTCTATTTTCCACCCTTGTACTTATGATGCTATACTTTGTATTATATAAAAATAAAAAAGATAAGGACTACAAAATGTTTACAAATGTTTTATTTGGTAATGAAAAGAGTGCAGAAGAATTTGGTAGAAAAAGTATGAAGAGAGGATTTGAACATAAGGTAGTTGAGTATAATGATGACAACTATAAAAGGTATTGGTACAAATGAGAAAGAAAAAGTTCGATGCAGAAAATGCAATAAAAGTTTTAGTTACACCTTGGGATAAAGGCTTTACCTGTGGAATAGTTATGGATAGTAAAGCCGCAATGACAACAGAACAGTATGAGTTATGTTCTACTATTGCAAGAGGCATGATTAAAATGGCAACATCAGACCCTCAGACTACATTTATGTATGGACTACGTGGGTTTGCAGACGATAAGAAAGATAACAAAAAAGATCTAGCTATTAATTCTGTAGCTGAATTTGATAGTGAAGATAATGTTATTGATTTTATTGAATATTTAAAAAACAAACGTGATAAGGAGTTAAACTAATGGCAACACACTTAGTTATAGGAGACCCTCATTGTACTCCAAAGGCAAGCAATGACAGATTTTTATGGGCAGGTAAACTAGCACATGATCTGAAACCAAATACCATAGTATGCATGGGTGACTTTGCAAGTATGGATTCACTATCTAGTTATGATAAAGGTAAGAAATCATTTGAAGGTAGAAGATATAAGAAAGATATAGACCATGTTCATGATGCATTGGAAAAATTTAACAAAGGTCTCAATGGGAGACGATCAAGAAAAATCATGTTACTTGGTAATCACGAAGATAGGATAGATAGAACAGTAGATGACATACCAGAACTTGAAGGAACAATTAGTACAGACGATTTTAAATTTGAAAAGTTTGGTTGGGAAGTACATGAGTACCAGAAGCCCGTTGTTGTGGATGGTGTATATTATTGCCACAATTACCCTACTGGTGTCATGGGCAAGCCTATCAGTGGTGACAATGTGGCTCGTTCTCTACTCTTAAAAAATAAAGTATCTTCTACTGTAGGTCACATACATACATTTGATTATGCTATGTGTGCTTTACCATCTGGTAAAAAACTTATGGGATTATCTGCAGGATGTTACTTGCATCACAAAGAAAACTATGCTAAAGCTACACAGCAAATGTGGTGGAGTGGGCTTGTAGTTAAACGTAATGTAGATAAAGGGGAGTATGATCTTGAGATGATTGAGTATAATACAGTAAGGAGAAAGTATGGTAAAAGATAAACGTGTCTATCTAAAAAAGATAGATCATAGTAATGATATATCATATGAGAATGAAGTGCAGTTTGATAATGTAAATTCACCTGCACATTACAAACATGGTAAGAAAGAAACTATAGATGTTATTCGTGATTGTATGGAGAATGATGAGTATCATGGATACTTAAAAGGTAATGTCTTGAAGTATGTATCAAGATATAAATTTAAAGGAGAGCCATTGCAAGATTTAGAAAAAGCACAATGGTATTTAAATAGACTAATAAAGGAGGTCAAAGATGGGTCAAGTTAAACAAGCAATAATAGAAGTAGAAGATTTTGTAGCAGGATGTCTAAAGCAAGGTCGTACTCTAAATCAAACAATAAGAGATGCAAAGGAATCTGTACAGGCTAAGTTCAATCCTTACTTAGATGATGCTGATCTTATTGAGGATAAGTATTATCAATTTAGGGGGCAGGAATGAGAGACGAGTTTCTAGATGCATTGCACGATAAGTATACAGCAGAGATATCTGATGCTAAAGCTAAAGCTAATGTGTATTTAAATAATCCTGTTGCAATTGGTGAGCACCCACAATTTACAGAAGAGTTAGATAAACTAATAAACATTATATCTACTGCTGAAGAAAATATAAAAACAATACACAAACAATTTGGAGAACATAATGACTAAAGAGAAAGGACAAGAACAAATAGGATCAAGAACTTACTTGGTTGATTCTAAACAATTACAAGAAATAATGAAATATCTTATGACTAGACCATATGGAGAAGTGGCAAATCTTATGGCTATGTTAGCAAGATTAAATCAACTAGATCCAAAGATTGGTGCAGACTTTGTTAAGAAGCCATTGGAGGATACCAATGCAAAAAAATAATGTAAGCAAACATACGGGTTTACTATTTGAATTAAAGATTGGATTAAATAAAGACAATGCTATTGTAATTGACTATGGAGGAAAGCCAGTGGGTAAAATAAGAGAAGCTTTAAAAGACTACAAGTACCAAGCTAATTTATGTGCAGCTATTATTAATCATGCAAACTCTACTGGTAAAAAACTAGAAGATGATATTAAACAGATGATACAAAAAATTTAACACCAAAAAAAAAGGCTCCCTAAAAGGAGCCCTTATGTTGCCTGCTGGGGGAAGTTAACGCTTCCCCTTTTTTATTTCTTAGCTATTGTATTTTTGTTAATACCTTTTTTTATCATGTAGTTTTGAGTACCATTAGCACCTGTCTCTACTTCTTTCTTTAAATGTATAAATAGTTCTCTTTGTTTCTTATCTTTATTTTGTTTAACTACATAAGCATCAATAAGTTTTGTATCTCTCATTTGCTACCACCAACATAACCACCAATAACTCCAATTAATCCTGTAACTGACATCTTCATTAATGTAATTACACTTTCATCTACTGGTCTATTCTCTTGTAAAGCTACCCAATAATCACCTACAATAATAACACCAAGAAGTATTAACACACCACTTGTTATTAATAATATTACTATGTCTTTAAAATTTTTAATCATTAACAATTCCATGCTCTTAAAGCTTTATTAATTCTACTCTGTGGATCATTAGCAGTTTTTTTTGAAGTAAGTTTCTTTTTCATACCTCTCATACGTGCACAAAAACTAGCTCTACGTTTATTACCAACTTCTTTACTAGGTGCTTGTAAGTTACCACCTGTTTCTTTGTTATAGCTATCACGACCTTTTTGATTTAATCCACCAGAAGGATTCTTACCTTCTTTTCTAGTCCATGCTTTTGTTTTAACTGCTCCTGCCATTATACAAAACTCCTATATTTTTTTACCTTACTTGCTATACTCTTAGGTTGTTTAACAAATTGTTTACCTGCTGCTGTACCTTTTCTTTTAGCTGCAGTTGTAGCAGCATACTCAGAAGATGATAAAGATTTTATAGCCTTACTTGGTAAGTATCTTTCGCCTGTCTTACTTGATGGCTTACCAGATTTTGTTCTCCACTTCTGATCTCCCCAAGCTTTAAGCGATCTTTGACTTTTTGCTAATGCCATTTTTTTTCTTTCCTTTATTAATCTTTGCTAATATTTTAAAATCTTGTTTATCTAATTTATTATTTTTATTAAAATCTAATTTTCTTTGTTTACCTACAATTCTAGCCATGTCTATATTTCTCTCTCCAATAATTTTTTCTTTCAAGTAATCTAATTTTATATTCTAGATCACTTATACCCAAAACTTTTTTAATAAAGTTTATCACGATTTGTATCCACCACCTGCTTTCTTATAAGCTTTAGCTAGTGCTTGTGCTTTTCTAGCCGACCACTTACCTGCAGCTGTACCATGAGTATTAGCTGCTTTTATTCTATTAAAGATTTGTTTTCTTTTAGTAGGCTGAGTATAATTATTTGCTTTATTTACTGTCATCTTTTAACTCCGTATATTTATAATCGTAGCTACCTTCTTCGTGTTCATCAGTGATCCACTTAGATGTAGTTTCTACAGACCATATGTTAGTATTTACTAGTCTATTTATAAGGGGTTTTGAAGGATCTGCTGCCATTGATGGGTCAAAGATCCTTAGTCTATTGTTGGGTTGTATTGCGTAATTACCATCATCTAGTTCAATTACATGACCACACTTATGTTGATCTGGTTTCTCTGCATAGCCATAATTTAATTCGTTATAGTCTCCTGCAGACCAATCAATTGTAAATAAATAAACACCTTCTCTATCTACCTTACGTCTTGATATATATTTCATTTTACAACCTGCCATTTGGTAGAAAGTTGTAACACTTACATTGTAACTAAATGAATCCCATAAACATAACTCGTCTAAAGGTAATTCTTTTGTTCCTGGTTTTTTACAAAATGCTGATATAGGTGCTCTCCACCATATACCTCCATCTGTCATCATAAAATGAAACAGTGGTACTTGTTTAGGTATTGATGTAAAACCAAATACCACGCATTCAAAGTATTTATCGTGTGAATCTTTTTGATCTCTTAAGTAGTTACCTCTAACATAACATTCTATTACAGGTATATTCGCATTTAAGTAAGCCATTCTGTATAATCCTTTCCATTGTATAATAATGATTGTTTTCTATTTTCTTCTTTACTATATGAGCAATGCACCCATCCACTTGAAGGGTCATCTGGATTATAGAACTCTAGTATAAGTTGATCAAACACTAGGTTATTTTTAATGTACTTTGCTAATTCTTTATTGTCGACTCCAAAACATTCGAAGTCTGCCGCCTCACCTTTTGCATGCTGTGAATTTTCTGAACTACCTATAGCTAGGCAAAGTTCTTTACTACGATACCCACTAGAGATTGCAATTGGTTTGCCAAAATGCCTACGTGTAGGTTCTAAAACTTGTACTGCCAGTTCTGTTAAATTTTCTACATGCTCTGGAGTAGGTTTATTATCAATACCTTTACGTAATGCTGTTTGAGAAGCTGTTAATTCTCTCAAACTAAAATGTCCACTAAGCTGCATTAGTTTGCTAGTGGGTTAGATGTTTTAACTTTAATTTCTTCTATCTGTATTTTTAATAATTCAATTTCTTTTTTATTAATTTCAATTGAAGTATGACCATGTTGAGTATCATGGGTATGAGAAGTATCTGCAGTTTCTAATGCACCTACTTTCTCTTCAAGTACTGCTATTTCTGCAGACCAATCTTTACCACCTGATGCACCTTCTAATGCATCTAGTTTAGTTACAATCTCTCCATATTTTACAAAGCCACCACCTATTGCAGCAATGACTCCAAGTAATGCAGCTACACCTGCTAATTGATTTTTTATTTTATCCATTTTTTAATGCCTCTAGTTCAATTATTAATAATTGTTTTTTAGTTTCTATATCTCTTAGTTTATTTTCCATAATTACTACAGGATCATTAGCT